AAAGACCCACCTCCAATGAAAATTACTTCATTATACCATAAATAAATAGGAATTGTCAGAATGTTTGAACAAATATTACTGTCTGTTTAAGGAAGACCTCTTCCTTCATAACGAAAAATCTTTAATAACAAAGCGAACACAAGATGTTATAATAGCATTATCAATCACATTGGAAGGATAGTTAACCTATGATTATTAAAGAACTATTTTATACAATCCTTGTTGTTCCAAAATGAAAAAAGTCCTTATTTTATCGCATTTTTTGTAAGGTTTGACACCTCCTATAACCTCAAAATATAAACTTTTGGGGCAGATTTGGGGCATAAGCTACTACTAACAAAGTTCATGAAATCAATAAGAAGAAATTTCTTTTACAACATCATCCAATGCCTCGATACTTACTACTTCATGAGGTTGTACTTTTTCACCCTCCAATACAAAGTCAAATATCTTACCATTCTTTCTAACTACCTTAACCGTATCACTAAACCAACCTTTAGCTTTACCCTCTAAAAAAATATATAACGTGTCATTCATTTTACTTGCCTCCTTACTTATCTATTCGAAAAAAGTACAAAAAACCTAGATTTTTCTAGGTTTTTATTTTTTATACCGGTTTCTTAGAAATTGTATAGGTTACTCCATTGATGGAAATTTCAACTCCTTCAATGTTGACCTCAATTTTGTCAGACTGACCGACATCCGTGACGGTCAGCTTGTCAAATTTATCAAGTGAGCCATTTTCTGCCTCGATTGATTTAAGACGACTAGACATACCAACTAAGTAATTATCATAGCCACTTGCTGCATAATCATAGACTGCACCACCAACCTTAAACATGCCCTTGATGGCATCAACAAAAGTTTTTGCCCCACTAACTTTATAAGAGCCATTAGCACGTAGCAAGTAAAACCAATCTGTAAGGAAATCATCAACACTTAAATAGTGCATATAATGACCACCCTCATTAGATGGGCGGGCTGTACCTTGGGTAACAGTAACACCACTTGGGCGCTCTCCTTTACCTGTCCAAGTCATACCACCCCAGTTATTGTCGGCTTTACCAACTGCTGATGTGCCCCAAAGCCCTTCAAAGTGTAATACAGTAATTGCATAGCTTGGTAAAATATTATGCTCCTTACATTTTGCTAGGATAACATCAAGTACAGATTTTTTCAAAATCGCCCCATTAAAAGATAAGTCTCCATCTTCTTTTGTCATTTTGGTGTCTGTCGCTTTATCAGTTGCCCCAGTTTCTTCTTTTTTAGGGGTCGTGATGGAATTTACCACATCACTTTTTGGCTTGTCTGTGGGCGTTTTAGGGGCGTTAGATGATGTTCCACCTTTTAGCATTTCAGTAACACGTTTTTGTACTGCATCATAATTAGAGCCTAATGACTTTTTACGCTCATCACCGTTACCATGTTTGCCTGCAATTACCTCTTTAGCCAGCTGGTCAATCGTCTTTTTAGGTGTCGTAACCTTGCCATTGATGACTGCCATAACAGCCTCGTATTGATTGCCAAGAGCTGCTTTACGGTTATCTCCGTTTCCATATTTACCTGCCAGTGTTTCCTTGACCAAGGTATCAAGGTTTTTGCCTGATGGGCTTGTTGTTGGCTGATTGGCTAAACGGTAAACATAACAATACATCCAACCACTAGCCGCAGCTGTCTGATTGTAATTGTTTACAGTGATACCGTTTCGGGCATAGTTGCAATGAATAATGTTATCAGGGTCTACAAAGATACCAGTGTGACCACCAGCGCCGCTAGACTGTCCACGGCGACCCCAAATGAATACATCACCACGTTTAGCGTTCCAATCTTGATTTTCTGCAATAAGCTTATAACCATTCTTTATGAGCCAATCATGCTGATATTCGGTGTCTACAGCCCATCCTGCTGTAATCGCTCCTGCGGACATCAAGGCATAATATACAGAGCTGGAGCAATCATACGACCCTGGACCGTTGCGATAGTCCATTGAGTAGGTTACTTTGCCAGCTCTCGATGACATCCATGCGATGGCTGTTTCAATATTTATTGCCATTATCTTCCTCCTCAAAAAATAATTTAAAAAAGGGGTCAAGCATGATGGCAATAAAAGCAAGTGGATATAACATCAAAGCTAACATTAGCAATAATACCACTTTTCCCATTGTTTTCATGCCTGCCTCCCTACTATTCGTTTTCTGCTTGATAATTCTTGCTAGAAATACCAAGTACAGTACCTGCAAATGTTGAAAATAGAGCAATCGTTCCTGTAATAGCTGTTGTATCAAATTCATACAACGCCCCTAAACCTGTAATAAGTGCGATAGCTGCTGGTACAACAACCGTAACTACTTTTTTTGCTACGTCATACTGTCCGTTTGTTAGGTTCATGTATTTTTCTCCTCTCTCAAAGGTAAATCTATAAATTCCTCTTTGTACATCATTTCAATCTCACCATTTCCATCTAGCATTTTATAAGAGTCAAAAAGTTTGGTTATCTCTCTCTTTTTCTCTAGAGTAGTTGAGCCAGCCATAATCTCTTTTGTCATGTCGTGGAAAAGACGGTATCGTGTAATATCTTTTGAGTTGGCTTTTACCTTAGCAACTTCAACGGCATTGTTTGATAAATCTGCCCTAATTTTGACGTTGTCATTTTTTAATATATCCAATGACTTAATAATTTCGCTGTGACCTCGCTTAACCTCAGTATCTCTACGGTTAATAAAAAAATTAGCTACAGTACTAATTAAAGTACCAAAAGTTCCACCAGATACTGTAATAAGAGCAACAAGTACAGCACTATCTTTTAACCAAGGTGGCACGTATCATTCCCCCTCAGCTAACTTGTTCTGTTTCCTCTGCTTCAAGCTCAGCTAAAATCTCATCTTCAATTTTATAACGCAACTCTCGCAGCTCTTGCTCATGCTTGCGCATGTCTCGTCGGTGTTTAGCATAAAGCTCTGGTTCGTGTAATGTTTCATAGACTGTCGATACTGCATCATTATCTGTGTTGATTACCGTAGTTTTTACAAGCCTTTCCTGTTTGTCTTCGATGACGAAAAATTCTGCCGTTGTTTGGCGTGTCTTGTTGATTTTTAACATAATCTTTACCTCCTTTATGTTATATCTCTATTATCTAGCAAATTAAATGGGGTTTTTTACGTTTATACCATCAATAAAAGTTGCCCCCTATAACTAGTGCCATTTTGTGTTGATAGTACGTTAAGTCCCCCGCTACCTTGATAGCATTTTTAAATTGCCCATGAAATCTGACCTTCATATCTAAATCGCCACTGCGACTGATTTATCCACTCGACTCTTCCGTCAGCGTTGACTTGGATATGGATTAACCTATCAGGACTAAACGTCCAGCTTGTGATAGGAAACATCATATTTCCTGGTATTAATTCAGCTGATATAGTTCCCGGCGAAAATCTCTGAACCCCGTTAGTATCAAAGCTATATCTCAAATAAACTGTTTCCCCAAGCCTTTTATAACTAAAGCCATTGCCGATACCTACCCAACCTGTGTTAACAAGGTTTGGGTGGTCAGATCTAACTTGTTCTACCCAAGGGTTCCATACACCATTAGTCATCACTCGTATGTATTGATTGCCGTTATATACGTTTTTAAATGTCTGTACAATGTATTTGTTATCGGCATTGTAACGCTCTACAATTAAGTAACCATTGGAATTAAAGGGTCTGTTTGGTCCGCTTAGTAGGTAGTAAAAGCCATTTTCAACAATAGTATCTGGATCAACAAAAATATTTCGACTAGTACCATTATTATTTGTCAACCGATGGTGTTGTATCAGTTTACCTCCTGCAAAAATATCCCCAGCAACATCTAAAGAACCTGCCTTACCTTGCTCAACTACTTTACCAACCCCAACACGACCATCTTTGTCATAGCTCATTACCACACTTTCTGTTGCAACAGTCGCTGAAAACTCAATACTGGTAAATTTATCTGCCAACGTACCAATAACCGTAAACGATTTGTTAGCTGGATAATTACCTGCCATATTAGCAGCTGAATTAGTTAGCGTATGTTGGGTTGTAAAAGTACCTGTGGCACTACCGTTATCAGCGGTATAACTTGTGCTACCTAGAGAAGCAACCTTAAATGTCAAAGTCATCACATTTTTTTGACTACCAGATAGTGTGATAGGGGCTATTTTAGCGTTTCTGACAATCTGAACGATGTTTGGGGTCTCCCTTGTCCTAACCGCTGAAAAGCTCAAGATGGGGGAAAAATACTCAATCACATTGATAGTAATATCTCTAGTATCTGATTTCCTACCTCGACTATCAATGACACTGGCACGTATAGTAGCAGAACCATTAAAATTCATAATCCCCAGTGTGCCACCATTTGAGGTAGTAACCTGGTTTCTATTTACAATCTCAGCTTTATATCCCACTATAGAGGAACTATAAGAACCACTAGCACCATTAAAAGTAACTTGGACATTAGAAATAATTTGTAAGAAATTATTACCTGTTAATAAATTTCCCGCAGCCCCATTGGTGTCTGTCAGAGTAACATTAGAAAATGTAGGTTTCATGCTTGACGGAACATCTGCTCTAAAACTAACCGATTGTGTACCAGTCTTGGTGCTACCACTGTAAGTATCAACATAGATTGTGCCAGTACCACTTGTACTATTAGGAATATCATTTGCAAAATCGTTTGGAATTGTCCAAGTTGTAGCGGTGTCCACATTACTTGCTATTGTTCCAGATTTGCTCCCCCAAGTATAGCGTACAGTATGCTTAAAACTAGAGCTTTGACGATTAATATTTATGGTAACAGAACTACCAATAATTCCAGAGGCAACAGTAACAGAACTAGAGCGAGGAATTGTAGTAAGAGTAAACGCATGACTTCCAATGGTAAGAGTTCCTGGAGACCAACCACCACTACCGCTAAATCTAGCAGACAGAGCAAAACTTTTTTTACCATCAGCATTGTGAGTAATTGTGACAGTTTTGTCAATGAGCATGAGTGTGCTGTTGTTGCTTAAAACAGAAGGGCGACCTGTCCAATTTAAACGCTGCCCATTCAAATCAACATAAGCGGAACAGTTATAATCAGCGAAAGTATAACCACCATTCAGCAATGCTAGCCTTACTCTAACTTGACTACTATTTCCTCCAATATTTTGAGAGGTTTGGTCAATCCATAACCTAATACGGTAACCTCTATCATTGTTTGACCAAAATTCAGCCATTATTTCCCTCCTTATCCAACATACCTAATCACATTCATGTCAGCGTTTAAGTGATACTGTTCTGTCCTGAATTTTCCAATCTGTACCGACACTGTAAATATACCGTTGTCAATATTGATAACACCTTGGCTAATATACATGACTTCTTTACCAGCAGAAAACATAGAAATTCTATCACTAGATACCTTGATAGTTGAGCTTGCATCATTTCTACCAATAATTAAGCCCTCATTAGTACTTTTCATATAGGTATCAATAAATGTTTTTAACTCTGCTAGTCCTCCAAATTGAGTTGTTAGTAGCTCAATTCTTCTGCCAGCTTCAATTAAATCTTTTTCAGATTGTGCTACATCTTTTTCATTTTTTGCAACAAATGAATTATAGGCTTTCTCTAGCTCGCTAAACGCCTCCATAGAAGCTTTAGCTTGCATTTCAGCCTCTAATATTTGATTACGCTCATTAAGAGCGTTGAGTTGTTCTTGAGTTAGAGACTGGTCAGCTTTTGAGTCGATATCAGATTGGATGTCCTCTGGGGCAGGTGTCCAGTCGGTGGCAACTGTACCTAACTCAACTTTGATATTTCTGACTTTAACTCCAGTTTTAGACGGAGCATAGATTTCAATCCGGTTTGAGTTAGTCGATGCCGTGTATGTAGTTTGAGTGATGGGATTTATGGTAGTTTTGAATTTCTTCCACGTAGTTGTAACTGTTCCAACATTATTAGACTGAAAGTAAAAATATTGAGGACCTACATTAGAATTATAAACATGTATAATAGTATCGCCATTTGGAGAAATAGCTTCGAATGATATTGTGAAGTTTTTACCATCAGCTTCTGATAGAGGATAGGTCAACTTGTTGTAGATTTGAATAAAACTACCTGTATTTTGATAAGTTGGTACTTGTATTTCTTCGTTATATCTATATCCTTTGAGATAATTCCTGACACCAACCTCAACTGTACCAACCATATCAACCCACCTATATTTAGTTGGGTCTTGACTATCCGTGGCAGTATAGTCCGTGTAAGTACCTATGTACCTCTTATTGCTAGTCTGCGTTAGACTAAAGCCTGTTCTACCGTCTGCACTTTCTGCGTAGGCAAAGTGGACATAGGTCGTTCTTCCATCTGCTCCCTTCGCCCCCGGTACACCATTAGCTCCATCCGAACCTTTCCACTTTGTCCAACGATAAGCGGCTGGGTTATTGCTATCAACGACATTGAAATCTTGATACATACCAATATAGGCTTTATTCTGGTCTGTTTGACTGAAACCTCCACCTGTAGCATTGTCAGCATAGGCAATATGGGTGTATTGGGTTCTACCGTCTGCACCTTTCGCCCCCGGTATTCCTTGGTCTCCCTTAACACCTTGAATACCTTGGATGCCCTCCGCTCCAGTAGCTCCCTTTTCGCCATGTACACCAATAACGGCTGGTGTCGTTTCCTTACTTGTACCATTGGTGTATAGCTCAACTCGATAATTCCACAAATAGCGTTTATCTACTGAAATCTGCTGCGGTGTTGTTGTCCATCCAGTAGTTGCCTTAGTAACTCCAGATGATGCTGTGGTAGCTAGATAGTAGTTAGTAACATTGGCAATGCCGTTACCATCTGCTCCCTTGATAAGTGTCCATTTATAGTCTGTATAGCTGGTACTATCTGCCTGTGTGTAATCGGTGTATGTACCGATATAGGTTTTATTAACACTATCCGTTGTACTAAACCCTTGTGAGCCGTCATTTGATGTGGCATAGGCAATATGCAAGTATGGTGTGCGACCATCAACACCAGCTTTACCAGCTACACCATTTGCCCCATTTGAGCCTTTAACAAGTGTCCAAGCATAATCTGTTGGGTTGGTGCTGTCTGCACTATTAAAGTCTACGTACATACCAATATAGGCTCTGTCAGATGCACTTACAGAGAAGTCTTTAGAGCCGTCTGCGCTGTTACTATATGCAATGTGAGTGTACTGCGTACGACCATCAACACCATTTTTACCGGGTAAACCTTGCTCTCCTCTTTCTCCTTGCAAGCCATCAAGTCCACGTTGTCCCGGGTCTCCCTTATCGCCTTTTTCTCCCTTAATTTTCGTCCACTTGTACCGTGTTGGGTCTGTACTATCATTTTGCTCAAAGTCAGTATAGATACCGATATAAAGCTTATTGATTGAGCTATCAAGACTAAATCCATCAGTTCCTGTTGCATTATTAGCCCACGCTGTATGAACATAAGGTGTGCGACCATCTCGCCCCGGTGTTCCCGGTGTGCCAAGTTTACCATCAACGACATTGACGAGTGAAATCTCATCAACAGCAACCTCATCATTGCCGATATAAGCCGCAACTGTCAAAGTAACTGTATCAACTACGCTTGAGCCTTTGACAAGATAAGTCATACCTGTTGTCACTTCTCCATCAAGTGACCAACGCCATGTAACACCAGCTACTACTGGCTTACCTCCTTTGTATAAGGTCGGTGTCACTAAACTTTGCCCAATTTGATTTTTAAAAATAACTCCATTATCAGTTGATAACTTAATAGTGTAAGGTTTTGCAGCCTCAAAAAGTCGCTCAAAAGCTGCTTGAATACCATCAGATAAAATATTTTCAAGTGCTTTGAAATTTGAAAACGTGGTCTTGTTACTTTTGGGATTTGTAAAACTGATTTTCTGGTCTGATACCCTAGCTTTAATCAATAAAATAGGGTTAAAACCATCATCATTTATTCTTATAGTATCGCCAATCTCAACATCAATGAAACCATCTACCTCATAGGTTAAAGCGGGATAAGCATTTTTCTTGAGGTCACGAATACCAGCCGCTCGAATAACAGTAGGGTTATCACTATCAACCTCAATATCCTTTCTTATCCACTGGTCATTTGTTGTTTTACTCGTAAAGGCTGATGGGTACATTTGCATTGACAACGGTGCGTAAAGCATTTCTCCACGTTGGTAAAATTCACGTACTCCGTCTACATTATTTTCTGACCATGCACCTAAACTACCAATAGTTACAACAGTTTCTACCTCTTCACCTTTGGCGTTTTTTGTTTTCCCTTTACCTGTTGGGCGGATAGCGTTATAGATACCTGTTTTATCAATCTTACGCTTAATTGATTTCAGATTTTTACCGTAGGTTAGTTGGATATCATTTCTAACACGCCCCACTCCTTGATGGTTATCATCGTACTCATGGTAAACGTTGACTTTGAAAGCCTTGATTGAGCTATCTGCGTTTAATTCAGTATCAAAATCAATTTCTGCATCAAACTTAGTTGCAAGGCTTAATAAGCGAGCAAGTTTTGTGTCTTGCCCTTCCCATTCAAGCGTGCGTTTTTGGTCTGAAATTTCATTGATACCAACAGAAAGATAAGTGAAATTCAACAAATCCATCGCATTGCAATACTCAACAAAAGACATAGCTTTAGTGGCTTTATATGGGTTAGCATACTCATTGTTAAGCTCAAGATTGAGATTTTCACAATAACATTTGATGGTTTGCTCATTTTCTTCAACTGTCATCACGCTAAAGACATAACTCTTTCCATGATACTTAAAAGAAACAAAAGCTTTCTCATTTAGATAGTTATAGGTTTTTTGCGAGGCTGTATCTGATTTAATTGCCTTTTTATATACTGTAAATTCAAAGGTTGATGACCCCGTCGGTAAGTCTCTAGTCCAAGTGTCGCCATAGTAATTTAAAGTGCTCTGCTTATCATTATCAATAAATGCTACCTTTTGCAAGTTTGCATCATGAATTGTTAAAAGCATTTTATAACCACCTCTCTTCAAATTCTATGTTTACTGTTGGTTTATTTTTCACAAAGCTAGATACATATAACTCTAACTGACTTGTGCCGGGTGGGATGGATATCCATTTGGAACCATCCACAACCTCGCTGGCTTTTGTGATACCATCAATATATAGTGTCATCTTCACTATTAATAACGACGTTAGAACCAATAGCAAACCGATTAGGGATATTTTTTGTTACTGACACAAAATCCTTACGGTAAAAAATACTATCAAGGTACATGTGAGACACAACTGGTTTATTCCCTATGCTGCCAATCGTAACATGGATTTTGGCGGACTTTTTCCCTTTTATTTCTGGAATAGTAAATACTGGATATGACCCCCACCAATACACTTGCACCTTATCATCATTGCGTTTTAGGTCAGACCAGCCACGAGTACTATTAAACGGATTATGGTTATTTAAATGAGTACCTGTAAATGTCCAGCGCTTGATAAAGTTATAGCCACCTTTACCATTACTTGCCATAAAGTTATATTCACATTCTAGCCCTCGATAACGTTTAAATGTCTCAACTCCGTACAAAAAGTTACCATCGGCATCCGAAACAGCAATTTTAATAAATCCATATTGGTTAGACGCACCTAACCAAAAGATTTGTCTCCACCAAACATAATCATTTAATGAACCAACACCACCAGAACTATCAACCGGTATCTCCCAAGTAAGGCTACCTGCATTATTCCCAACAGTTCCCCCTCTTGAATGCAGTTGAATATGTTGTCTCCCCCAAGTATTAACAGTATTAAGTGTACTGTTTAATTTTTGCATGTTGTCGTTGTTTATAGCAGCGTTTTTTTGTGCTTTACTGAAACCTGTGATGATATTACTATCTCTATAATCTAGTAATAGCTCTGATTGTTTAACCGTCTCTGTATCTGCTTCCTCACGGTTGCCAAGCTCAAAAGCAGAATTTTGATTTACTAAACCAATATAGCCATTTTCAGCATTATGCTTCACGGTAATAATTGGATACGCTGGGGCTGTTCCATTATTTGTTAAAGTAAATAGCATCTTATCGGACATTTGTGTTGCATCAGTACCGCTATCTAGTTTTCTATACGTCGAGCTATGAGCAACGCCGTCTGGTATAAGGATTTTTAGTTCTGAGCGTTGGAACCATCTTGTCAAGTTTTCTGGGGTAATGTCATCTATCGGTAGCCCCATATAATACTTATCCGGCTCATCACTATAAGTAATTTTTACAGGCTCTAAGACATCTAAAACACCAGCTAACTCATGCTTTAACTGCTCCATCTCCATTGCATTTGATGTTTTTATGTCAAATTTGATGGTATGCTCTTTTTCGCCACGTTTCACTTGCTGGATATTCACCCCCAATAAAGGAGCGTTATCAGTTGATACGCTCCTTGTATTACCAATGGGGCGGATAATATCTGTAATCCTAAAGAAACGTGACATGTCAACGCCGTTGAATGTCATTTCTTTTGTCATAGTCTTATCCCTCTCATTCTATTTTTTCGTCTAGTTTGCTCTGTTTGGTACTGGTCATACTTATCACCTGTTTTGGCAACTAAAGTGCCATCATCAAGTATGAGTTCGGATGGTCGCTCTACTGCTTTTTCGGCAATATCAAGAGCTTTTTTCATAAGGTCGTTACCTTTCTCTTTAGCAACTTCTACTTTAGTTTTAATAGCGTTCTCAAAGTCTGATTTAACTTGCACTACTTTAGATAACTTAGTTTTACCAACACCAATGACATCCTCTGCTTTATAGCTAAATGCCTGTATGTTGTCATACATGCCACCCATAGCCTTATCAACATATTTGGTGTTTTTCTCAATACCAACAGCAACCCCCATTGGTAAGAAACGCCCTACGCTATCTCTAAACAACCTTGATGGTGAGTGAATTTGTGCTTTAGCTCGTGCTGCTCTTTCTGCTTGAGCTACTAAGGCATTAGCTGCAGCTGTTACAGCTCCTAAAGCTGACATCATACCAGCGGCTAACCCTTGCCCTATCATCGCACCAATCCCGCGCATAGCACCGACACCAGACATCCCGGCAGACCTTATAGCAGACATTATAGAGGTCATAGCACTGACTGCTTGCCCTCTTCCGCTACTCAAGCCTTGTGCTAAATTACGTGCTGTCTGCTGCCCTATTTGGCGACCTTGAGACTTCATTTGACTACCAACTGACCTAATAACAGCCAGAATAGCTTGCATTGATGATTGCACTTGTCCACGCATAGCATTAAAGGCTGAAATAACAGCTTGTGTGCTGGTTGCCATATTTCTTACTTGAGATGATGCGTTAGTTGCACTAGATGATACTTGCATAAAACTAGTAGATACAGTCATGAGAGCTGTGCCAACAGCCAAAATCCTTGAACCTAACATAGCAAATGAGGTGCTTGCCATTGTCATAGTAGTTGAAATTGTCATTACACGTGCATTAAATGCAGTTATAAGACCGCCAACAGTAGCAAAAGCTACACTAATAACCATTGCTTTTGAACCAAATGAGGCAAAGCTGACACCTGCCATCATTAATGCTGGGGTAATTGTCATAATTTGACTCTTAAATGTTGCAATCGGTGCATTGATAGCAGATAACCCTGCAACACCAGAAACTGCTTGGCTAGTAAATCTTGAAAATCCAGAAGCTGCACTTGTCAACATTTGTGGCAAACTCATTACAACTGTCTTTAAACTGTTAATTTTGCTATCAAACATTGTCAAACCAGATACAGCTGTACTAGCAGCTGTTGAAACAGTCCGCATCCCTGCACCTAAATTCTTCATTCCTGAACCAGCTTGCGATAGTCCTTCTGAATGAGCTGCAATTTTCCCAACACCTTTTGCAACTGCCGCTAAAGATGCTGCCATATCACCTAACTTTGTATTAGTTATTTTGACAACACCATCAGCTAACTTATCAAATCCTTTACCTGCATTTAAGGCAGCTTTTCCAATAGATTCAATTACACCAGATATACCGTCTAAGACAGACTTGATGGAACTACCCACACTTTTAATGACATTACCTATGCCTTCGAAAGCTGATTTAACAGAGTCTCCAACACTTCTAAAAACATTAGCGACACCATCCAGCGCTGATTGAATGGCTGTGCCAAAACTCTGTACTACTTGAGCAGCGCCAGAAAGAGCAGATTGAATACCTTGTCCTATACCTTGAGCTGCAGCACTTATCGCTTGACCTGTAGCAGTAATAGCTCCTTGGGCGTTAGCAAAAGCATTAACCAATACCGATAAGCCAACCGCTGCAATTGCTATACCTGCACCAATTAAGGCAACAGATGCACCAAAGGCTAAGATACCGACAGCACTCGCCGTCAAAGCTGGACCTAATAATGCAAATATACCTGCTAAAGCTGCTATACCAACACCAAGTGCCAACATTGCAATTTGTGCACCTGTTCCTGCACTTGCTAGCTGTATTGCTGCTTGCACTAATATATAGATACCACTAGCAGCTAAAGCTACACCTGCACCAACCATGAGCATTGCAGCCCCCATCGATAACCATTGCGTAGGACTTGCCATAGCTGCTGCTTGACCAAATCCCTGTGCAACTGTTGATATCGCTGTTGCAAGACCCTGTAAAACAGTAGATATGCCCTGCGCTATTGAGGTTATTAACGTACCTAGACCAGAGAAGACTTGCTCAATGATACCTTTAGACTGCGTTGCTGACCCACTTGCACCAGTAAAGGCATCTTTGGCATTCTTTTTGAATAGCTTAAATGGATTCAAGCTACCCAATGAGCTAAAACTCTTGAATTTAGCAATCAGCATAGCTAATGCTGGCATAATCAAAGTAAACATAGATGGGTCTAAGCCAGATACAAATTCTGCAATCTTAGAAGCCACCTCACCAATCACTTTTGCAACTTCATTAACCTTATTTCTAAAAGTCTCACTAGTTGTGTATGCTTGAATAAACCAACCAATTAACATACCAATACCAGCGATAGCTAGCCCCCATGGGTTAGATAAAGCTGTTTTTAGTAAACCAAACGAATTTTTTAAACCCTTGATGGCTTTAGTTGCTGTTGATACTGTTTTAAAAGCCCCAACCATACCAAGTACAGCACCAGCTATTGATTGAATTGTGCCGGGTGGCAAGTTTGAAATAAAATTAGATGCCTTGGTCGCTGCTTCAGCTAACCATTTAGCAATCTCTCCGATTTTACTTCCTAATTCGCCAAAATCAATCTCTTTTCCTTTGGTTAAACTATCCCAAACATGTTCAGCAGCATCCTTAATGTGGGCAAAAGCATTAGAAATTGCCGATATAGCCCCAGTATCTTTAAAGCTATCCCACATCTTTTTAGCAGCTTTGATAGCATTGGCGACAAAGTCTGTAATTATTGGCGTAATTGTTTCGAAAGTACTATTAATAGCACCCTTTAAACCGTCAATTGTCTTTGCAATACTACCTAAACCTGCTTTTGCAAACCCTTTATCAATAGCCTCAATCATATTGGCTAAGTTTTTGATAACAGCATTTTTAAGGTTCGCAAATGATGTACCAATACCTGCGCTATTTTTCTTGGCGAGTTCTGCAAATCCATTTTGACCCTCGTTAAGCTCAACGAATTTTTTATTTAAGTCATCAATGGTTATCTCCCCATTTTTTAGAGCATTAAATAAATCTGTTTTAGCAGACTTACCTGTAAATCCAAAAGACTTAGCTACTTTATCTAAAGCTACTGGCATAGTTTCCATCAATGTTCGCCAGCTCATCATATCAACCTTACCTGTTGATAGCATCTGCGTATACTGTTGCATACCTCGACTGGTGTCTGACAAGCTTGCACCACTAGCCAAAAAAGCATTATTAAGGGCTACAGCTGACTTTGCTGCACTAGTTGCACTACCTGTTAGAGGAGCAAACACTTGAGCTGATTTGGTAATATCACTAAGCGTTGTTGGCAACCCATCAATACCGTCACTGAGTAATTTTGTTGATTTAGCTACATCTTTAGCTGAGTAACCTAGCGCATTCATGACTACTGGATATTTCTTGAGAGTATCAAAGCGGTCTATTGCTCCACCAACAGAGTTATTAACCATCTGCATACCCTTTTGTACTAAAGCACTAGCAACACCCGTAATAGCGCCAAAACCAAGGGCAGATTTAGAACCTTTACCAAATCCTGATGATGAGGTATCACCCAACCCCTGCAATAAACTTTTTAACGATTTAACTCCCTGTTGGGCACTTGTACCATCAAGGTCAACTGTGATAGTAACTTTTCCGTCTGCCATGTTCTACCTCCTCTCCATATTAATTTTTGGGTAATGCGTATTGCTCCTGTAATTCACGCATCTTTTGTTTTTCTTTAGCATCTTCCCCCTTTGAGGGTCTCCATGCTCTAATTTTCATAACTTCAACAAACTTTGTTCCATCTGGTAAACCAGATAATAAAGCGTTAAATTTCTGCCAGTGTAATCTCCCTTGTTCTTCAATCAAATCAATGTTATAAGCTTGCATAAACGATGAAAAAATGTACTCACCATCATATTTGATATTAAACAAAGGTTTATCATCGCTATCTGAGTCATCCTTAGATCTTTTAGGCATTACATTACCCTCAATGTCATATCTATCAACTTCATCAATAGCTCTAGTAACTTGTATGTGTTTCTCAAATACTTCTGCATAGATAGCTAACGCCTCCTCAGTATCCATATCCTTAAAAATCACATCATTAGTTAATTTGGCTAAAGCTAATTTAGGTTTTAGTTCCATTGGGATATGTGCTTTATTCCACATATCAAAAACCCACAAGACCCTGTCAAACGATAATAAAAGCTGATACTCTTTATCTTTAAGTACCAGCTTGTCATCCATTTTTTTGGAAATATCAAACATTATTCAGCAAGATACTTCTTGAAATTTTCATCGTTTCGTTTTTTATCCCATTCTTTTTGAATAGCTGCTGAAATCTGCAAGAAAACATTTAGATAGTTCCATGTGTGTTTGCCTACTGCCTCATAGATTTTTTGTGGAGCATCTGCATCAAATAGAATTTCAAAGAATTCATCAATTAGCGCTTTGATATTAACCCTAATTTCTCGGTCATCCATTTCTTCTTCTTTGTTCTCAAGAACATTTGCTTTTTCCATAAGTTCTTGTGATTTGATGCGTAACTTATCATCTTTTTCATCATCTGATAAGTAATCTAGATGGAACTCACCAAAATTAAAAGTAAGTGCCTTTGTGCCTAAATTAAGATTGATAATATTGTTTGACATGTTATTTTCCTCCAAAATGTCTGTTAGTTAAATGATGGGTTACCCACCAACACCAGCCTCAATAGGCTCTTTAATCCATTTAAGCGTACAGCCAAATTCTTCATACGATGTTGCATCTCCTGCACCTGCTTTGATTTCAGATGCGTTAGCAACTTGTGTATAAGTCTTTTTGTTATCAGCTGTTGTCACTCGATGCCACACACGACGTGCATCACCAGTTTTATATTTCATAGCTGCAATCATCGCTTGAGCTTCATCTTCTGGGTCAAACAAACCCTCAAATGAGTAGCCACCAACAACAGACAATACAGTTTCTTCTGGTGTACCATCTCCATCATAGTAACCAGTGTCATCTGTATCTTCATCTGTTTCATCATCAATAGTTTCAATATACTTAGCTAGGCGTTTCCATGCGCCCTCATCTGGCACTTGAGTTGGGTTCTCAGGGTCAAATGGTGCAATTTCGTGTTTACGCTTGGCGTTTTTATTTCGTGCCATTGAATTATCCTCCTGTAATTTCTAATTTTGCAATTACTTGCATTGAGTAAACAAAGTAACCTTGTTCATCCTTACCATTGATACCGGGTTTATCCACTTTCAACGATAAAAAAGTATAAGAGTTGTCGGTGCTAGGTAAATCAAGGTCAAAATCTGATAAGTCACCATTTAATAGCCAAATAATGTCATTGGCTACTCCATTTGTTTTGCTTTTTACAGCAATTTCAAATGGTAGTGATACCTCCCTAGTACCATCCATGTACTCTTTGTCGATAATTCCACCACTTAGAGCATTGATAACTAAATCATCTTTATCATCCTCAAAATAATCCAGTCTCGCTTTTAGTGGTAAGTCTTTGATGTTGTTAATATGTGCCAGTAGCACATCTTGAAAATTTTTGTTATTCTGCATTATTTAAGCCCCATCGCCTTAACGGCTGTATCTTTCCACTTGTCAAGGTGTTTGTTTTTAGCTTTCACATACCAGTTTTTACCAGTACCTGGTGTTGTGTACTCTCTAAAAGTCACAATGCCATTTGTACCGTAAAAATGTGCTCTAGCATAAACAGTATTCCAGTTGACAGTCTCACCTTGTAAGCCAATGGTTGCACTAGCCCTTAAAGCTCCATCTCTCAACGGTACATAGGCATTTGTGTCTAATAAAATTTGATTAGCCATTGCCTGCCGCCCTCTCCTTACTGCCTCTGGTGATACTTTTTTAGTAACACCTCCAAGGTCAACGTGGGCATGGGTAACAAAGCCTTTAGCCATTAGATAACCTCCACCTCATAACTGAAAATTTTACCGTTAAGGGTATTGACCTCATAACCAGTAACAAGGTAATCACGCACCCCATCATTGACCAACGCACCCAGCCAACTATCATCAACTGTCACATCAATAAATCTGGGGTAAATGAATACTTTTCCGACTTTCTGCCGTGTTTTAGAGTTGTTAGTACCCACAACTTGCACCGACCTATCAAACCTTACTGGCTTAATATCCAATGGGTCAGAGTAGCTTTCATCTCCATAACCATTCTTGCCCGCAACCTTTCGGACAGAAATAGCATCAGTCAATAGCCGTTTATCTATCATAATCAACCCCCACAACTAAGCTAAATCCAGCTTGTTTTAGGGCGTTTTCAGCATCCAAACAAAGGTTGAATTGTTGACCTGCTGAAATACGGTGTTGACTGCCATAATCAATCTTGGTACGACCGATAGATACGCTCGACATGGTTTGTTTTTCATCAGCTGTTGTGATGCCAGAGCTATCCAAATAAGCAATCTGAAAGCCCGTAGCTAGCTTTACAGCAGACTTGCGATAATCTGCCTCTGTCTCAAAGTCAATGTACTGTTGGTAAATGCCTTGAGTATAGAGATTGATAGCAATTTCTGCCCTTTTAGCTAGCTTGTCAAAGTCAGTCACATCATCAAAACCTAAATCATCAACAAACTCATCTTTGGTTAAATAAGACATAGTAACCTCCCTTAAAAACAAAGGGTGTTGCCACCCCTTATTTATTCAACAGCCTCTTCTACTGTTTCAGTATCATCTGCTTTCTTTTTGCGTGTTGTCTTTTTAGGTTTTTCCTCAACAGTTTCATCAACTGAAACAAGGACAGCAGCAACATCTGGAAAAGTTAACTTGAGGTCTTTGTTGACCTTTTCAGCGTAATCAGTTTCAAGCTCAATAACCTCATCGACAATCACGCCTTTACCTAGTGATTTAAAAACTAGATTTTTTGTTGCTTTATAAAGTGCCATTGGTTACCTCCTAGACGACTGTTCCTGTGACTTTAACAACTGCTTTCTTGTTATCATCCAAGATGTAAGTACCACCTTTAGCAGCTGCTTGTAGTTTCACACCATCAAACTCTGTTGCCTCAATAGTACGAGTTGTTGAGATACCAACAAATGGGATAACAATACCATCTGGTGAGAATACAGCAAGCGTACCCTCTTGGAAATATTGAGCTGGTGTTTCTACCAAAGTAAATCCTTTGTAGCGTGCAAGCCCATTGTTATCAATAGATACACTTGAGCCTTTAGCAGAGGTATTGGCTGTCATGTCAATAATCGCATTGTAAAGCTCTGGGCGTAGGTAAATGGTAATTGGTGCAGTTACTTCTTGATTGATGTAGTAAGCATTGACTTTGTTAAACAAGGCTTTTACCTTATCCTCCGTAAAATCAGCAAGTGCCTCTGTTACACCAGCGTTATCAGATAGGAATTTACCAATACGATTATTGATTTTGCGTGTTTGCGCCTCTGATTGCAGTTTCAAACGGTCTGCAATAGCAGCATTAAGGTCATTATTTACTGTGTAACGGTCAAGACCTTCATGGATAGTTAGGGTGTAATCATACTCAACATCAGTATTTTCATACTTGATTTCTGTTAAGTCTCCAAAACGTGAATTGGCTTCAGAACCATCACCAAAACCCCCATCATTTTCACCTGTTTTGTAAGTTCCAATAACTACTGGTGTGTTATTAGTCTTAACAGAGAACGCTTTAGCATTTTCTTGCACACCATCCAAAACTTGGATAGCAGACAAAGCACCAGTAAAGGCTGATTTAACACCAAATACTGTTTGTAAAATACCAGCATATTGCTTTTCATAGCGACGTACTGGGTTATTTTGATTAGTCATGTCTAATCTCCTTTCTTTTATTTACCGTACCCATCAATAATTGCTTGGAATGGGTCAGCATCATTTGTGCCGTTTGCTACTGGATTTCCAGTCGCAACGATATTTGGGTTAGGTTTGTCATCATCTGCCTTGAAAAGATATGGGTCACTTTCCTTTAAACCTGTGATGATGTCATCTAGTTTTGGTTTACCATTTTCATCAAGTTCAATGACATCAACATCAATGAACTTCATCAAGGTTGATGGATTGTGTGCGGTGGTATCTTTCAATGCAAGATTGATAGCATTGACCTTTTGAGTTTGTGCAAGTTCAGCAGCTGCATCCGCTTTGTATTTGTCATATTCAGCTTGCAATTTATCAAGAGCTTCTTTCTGTTCAGCACTTGTATTTGCATCTGCTTTCAACGTTTCAAGCTGTGCCTCTGTGTTTTGCAACTGTGATTTAAGGCTATCTCGCTCTTGTGTGATAGTCTCAAGTTCAGCTTTTGTTGCGTTTAAATCTTTACCATATAAAGCAAACACATCTTTAATCTGTTCTTTTGACAATCCAAGCTCTGATAATGCCTCTGTTGTAAGCCCCATATTTACCTCCTAGTTCTTTTTAAGCGGATAACTCCCGCTAAAAGTAATATTTGATTTACTATTTCAGTTTAATTTGGATTGAATGGGATTTTTTACGGTTTTAGACACAAAAAAGAGAGCTACGATATGTAACCCTCTTGACAATTAAACATATATACGCTCTCTGCTATAATCTCGATTTAGAAAATCATGATTATCAACAAGAACTCTGATTTTACCTTGATAAGCTCTAACTTTAAGCCTTTCAGCCTGTATCAGCTCATCATCACCCATTGTCGTTGCATAGTGTAATCTTTCCTTATGATGCTTAATGTTACGCTCTAAGGCTCTTTGTTTAGCCTCGATACGTGCATTTTCTTCTGCTTGCTCTGGTGTTAGGTCTTTAATATAATCTGGTAACTCTGGAATAGTGTTTACTCCAACTATAAACGGTGTCAGATAATGCCCACAATGGACACCTAAACACCCACCAGCAGTACCAAAGCCATAATCAAGCAAGCTATGGATGGTAATACCTTTTTCTATCCTACCAGCTCCTTTTGTAACAATCTTACCTTGCAATGGGGCGCAAGCAGCCCTAGCACTTGATTTGATTGAGTAGTAAAAGGTGTCAATACCAAGCTCCTCTGCCGGTCTGGTACGCATGTCATTATATACCCTGTAAGTTGTTGTTTTAATGATTGCCCTAGCATAGCTATCTGCCCTCCAATCTCTACCAGCCCTATCTGTAAAACCTGTAAAACCCTTTTTCTGCCATGCCATGATTGTGTCATGTAAAGCTCTGTCACTTGTTTTAGTACCAGATACCACTTGAGCTACTGTCTGTTCTACCACCGACTTAAAAACAGCCTGTATGCTTGCTGGCAAAGTGGAATTGATAAGATTAAGGTCACTTATAGCTTGCTGTGTGTAAGCCTCTAAGGCATCAGTTACACCGTTTCTAACCTCGCAACTAGATGACCTTTTCAAGTCCTCCTCTAGTTGTTGCTTAGTATCTTGATATACCTTTAAGCCCTCGTTTTCAATAACCTCACGCAATAAACTCTCTGCAATTTCTGTACGCTCAACAATGATTTTCAAGTTTTCCTCATTGAGCATGTGCATATCATTTAGCTTCTCGAGTTGCCAAATATAGGGATTTTCTGCAAGGTCAGCATTGCCACGCTCTTTTAATCGTCTAATCATGCTATCAAATAGCTCAATCTGCATCTTAGAGTAAATATCACTCACACCTTGCATATGTAAAGAAAGCTGTTGGTCATTGATGGTTGGGCGTTTCTTTGTATCGCTCATAGTTAAGCCTCACTAACTACCTCATAGGTTTCAGCAAAAATATCTGGCTTACATGGATAAAACTCACCTTTTACACCCTTGATAATATAATCCCCCTTTTGAGCTACCATATCTCCCTCAAGCGTTGGAATGACAACACTTAAATCAGAGCATAATGTATTTTGACCAATAAACTCTCTGATTTCTTCATAGTTTGACCCAATAAACCTAACAGCCTCAATTACAACTGGTTTTTTCTTATACTTCGCCATCTTCTTCTCCTACTGTATCTTTACTGTTTCCTACTGTGTTTTGTGTGTGTTTACTGTATAGGGCAAGCTCTGCATCATTCTCTGGTGGTAGCTCTCCATTGATTTCAGCAAGTTCTTTCTCTGCCTCATCATCTGTAACACCAAGTGTTTTTGCAATACCTCTTTTCTGTGTTGCAAATCCAGCTGCTACCATCTTCATCCAGTAATCAAGCTCTGCATGTCTATCAGTAAACACACCATCATCGAGATTTACTGATATATCATCAAGTTCCGGTATAGTACCTTTATAAATACCAACAGCTTTACCAAGCTCACACATGGACACACAAAGTTCTTTAATAGATTGCTCGACTAAAGCAACAATACTATTTCTCATTTGGTAGGTATCAGAGTTTTCACTTACAATCTCTGTTGCTGTCTTAACACCCTGTCCGTCAAAGGTAAACATGCCGCTTGATACGCCAATCTGCATCTCAAACAATTTAAGACCCTCTGAAATAGCTGAAATATAGTCGGATGACCTAATAGGCGTTGTGAGGTCAACAATACCTCCACTGTCCATGTTACCAGCACTAATCTGCATATAAACATTTTGTTCTACATCAAAACGGCGTTTAAATGCTATCTCTCCATTTTCATTCTGTACCTGTAATTGAGTCAATTGTTGCGGTACAATCACGCGCCGTTGCCCCATCTTAACCTCCCACATGAATTCATCATATGTACGATTGATAAAATCAATGGTAGTTTTAGCATTGTCAAAGATTGATAGACCCAATGGGCTGTTAATATCTTTGTTGTTCATGCCGGGTGTTTTGAGATAAGTAAACAATGGTCGTGACAAGCCTTGTATTGGTGTTACTGGTTGCAAGTCTGGGTATAACTCGCTCAAATTCACACGCTCACCAAGTGTGCTATCAGATGTTGATTTATAAAGCTCATTAGTGATACGGTATAGGCTCTTATCTTTCGTACTGCCCACTTCTTGCCCAGTTGGTGTTACCCACTCATGGAACTCAACAAGTGTATAGTACAAATTCTTTCTATTTTCAGTTTTGATAGTCTTGGTTAAGATAGCAGCACTTGATACATCCTGTGTATTGCTCTGTAATGGCAAAAATACTGGTGCTTGAATAAATGCTACACGTATTTTATCGCCATCAACGTAAGGGCGCATAGCAAGCCCGCCAAGAGCCAATGCACTCTCCAAATACCGCTCAAAGTTCTTGTTAAATCTATCATTCCCTAGCATGTCATTTAGAAAGTCATTAAGCGTGCTATCTTCTACTGTGATTTCTGCCTGCTCATTATAAACAAGGCTAGCAATCTTTTTGGCTGCTGTTCGTGCAATAGGTAAGTGTTGCATCTTTCTACGTTTCCTATCGCCATCTGTGTTGATGTACTCAATGTCATCAAACTTAGACTGATAATAAGATAGATTGTGTTGTATTCTGCTAAATTCTGCTTGTGTAACAGCTACTTTTGGATGGTCAAGGATGCTGTTAAGGTTTGATGTTTCCATGTTATACCTCCCACGGTTGAAAAAGTCTTTTACTTTTTGAATTAGGCTCATGTTTGCCCTCCTTATGAATTACCCACACGCAAACTAAGTATGTTGGCATTGTCTAATATAAAATACTGTGCGACATCGCATGTGTGGTCATCGTCTTTAATGACATTTGGGTTATCAGATTGTATGGTCTTTTCATCCCATCTGTACATTTTGTGTTCTTCAATAAATACCTTGTTATCCTCTGTATTGATATAATAAAATCTACCTTGTGCAAGTAATGATTGGAAAGTATCAATCATTGTTACTTTTTTTAGTTTAGCTACCGGATGCCACCTAATACCAAAATCAAGATACATCTGGTTTCTCAATGCCCCCTCTGCACTATCAATTGTATATTGCAAGATTGGTACTTTATACTTGCTGATAACGGATTGTATAAAGCTATTGATGTCTTGTGATAGTTGGCTAGGTGCTTTCTTTACTGCTTGACCTGCTGGGCTATAGTACCAAGTATCAAATAAGATTACCTTGCCTTTAGCTGTGATACCAAAAGCACAACAAGCGGTGGCTGATTGTTGGTGTCCTCCATCAAGTGCAAAGGATATACCAATAAGCCTATCGTCACTTGGCAAGACATCTAATGGGTGAAATGTACTCATGTTATAAACGTTATTACCAAGACCGACAGCCTCTCCTAAATATAAATACCTATAATAGTCATAGTCGTTTTCTTTGATGCGCTCAATGTCCTCTAGCATCTGATCTGTTACAAACCCTAACTTGTCATCAAGGTAGGTACTAGAGTGGGCTAAATAATTTTGATTAGTCTTGATACTCTCAAACCACTCATTTATCCAACTGTAAGGATTTCTTGGCGGATTGTAAGACCAAAAAAATTGTACAAATTTAGCGCGTGGATGCTTTTGCCGCATAAAGGTCACATTTGACTGGTCAAAATCCTCTTGGTTGCTAAATTCTGCCGCCTCCTCATACCAAACGGCTATGATATTGCCAATGTCGTTTGATTTAAGCTTTTGAAAGTCATCTTGACCATAAAAGTAAAAGGTTGAGCCTGTCTTTTTATGAGTGATTTTAAACGGGCTTACAGTCTTATCAAATCGTCCAGCAGCCCCAAACATACCAATAGCCCACCACACTTTATTAAACACGCTGTCACGAATTGTATTGGCTACCTTACGAATGACAACCACATTGGCTGTCTCCTTAGCTCTGATGTATCTAAGCATCATATACACCAGTTTTAGGACGATTACAGACGATTTAAAAGAGTTCCGCCCACCTTTTAGAACGTTATAAGGCTTTGGCGATACCCATACAGAATTAAAATGGGGATTTATATTATCTTCCTTGATAAAGTTAGGTTTTTTAGAGGTCATCTATCAATCCCTCCAATTCTCCTGCCTGATCATCAATGATGATAATTTCATCATCTTCATCTTTGCCCGTGTTTAATTGTTCTTTTAGTCTAGCCAATTCAAGTTCTAGTTTTTCAGACTGTTTAGCTGTTGGGTAACGTTTTAAGATTTCAGTAATGGCTTTAATAACTGTGGCGTTGTCTGCTTTCTTAGTGTGTCTTTCAACTTTCCCTGTCGTTGGGTTAAGTATCAACACTTCTTCATCTCTCTTACCCCTTGCAATGTCTGACAAGATAGATAAAGCCTCTTTTGCATCCATGATATTTGACTTATGCAGCTCTTGCATCTGTGCATCAATGTATGATTTTATGTCAAGTTTTGACAAGTTTTGACTAGCAATTCTGTTTGCTGTTTTTTCACTGTACCCAGCATTTATAGCAGCTTGAGTTGCATTACCTGTCTTTATGTACTCATCTGCAAAGCGCCTTTGTCTTTCATTCATTCGCTACCTCCTTTCCAACAAAAAAATCACAAGTATTTCTACTCATGATTTCATTTTATATGGTTAAAAAGGGGATGTTTTACCATTGTTTTGGATTTTAGGCACAAAAAAAGCCCCAATTAAGGGGCAAAGATGTAACGCAAGCGTCAGGATTTGAACCTGAGCATCCTCAATCAAGGCGCACTCCCCCTATGCTACTCCTTGCGTTTCTTAATGTAATTATACCACTCTTTATTTACTCTTTCAACCAACTTATGCTCTTTGGTTGTTAGATTTGTACCACCTTTTTTACCAATTTCATACTCCGCATGATTGTAACCATGATGGGTGTGTGGTTTCATACCTTTATGTTCATGGTCTAAATCAATTTGCTTATTTCTTTTATTGCTAGCGTCAAAATAAATGATACTTTTAGGGGCATCTTTCTGTTTGTTAATCAATACATAGACCCTGCCCTTTGTCATAGTTTCCATTGGTGTTTTTGCATTACCACCATTATAACTAATAAATTTAATGTTACCTGCTGTATGTAAGGTGCTATATTCTGTACCGTATTTCTTACCTTTATCACTCATTCCGGAGCTTGCTCCTCTGCCACCCATGTGTCCATCCTTTCTGTTGTGTCATTACCAAAATAAATAACCTCGATACCTTTATAATCATAATCTACCTTACCACCGTATACCAAGATACGCTTAGGACTTAGTTTTTCAATCATGGTATCTACACCATTTTTCCATAAAGAAAAGCGCTCTTTGTTCTTCTTAATACCTATGGTGCTGATTGCTACTGTACTATTATGAGGTAAACCATCAAAGCAAAATCCATAACTTTCTGAGGTTGTCCATGATACGGTTGGTATCACTGTATAACCCCAATTCTGCATCATCTGCCCTATCATTCTTGACCTATACACATTCCATAGTTGCATGGCTATTGGCATATCTGTATATAGGCTAAAGTCTGGAGTAAGCACACAATCAAAACCAGCTAGTTTCTCTATATAAAAATCTGGGCGTTTCCAAACTCTCTCAAACTGATAATCATCCAAGAAAAAATGCACACCTGCTGAATAATTTGGTTTATTCAAGACATAATTAAATCCCTGTAATGTATTTGGTACATGGTCAACTGACTCAAGCATCGGTATATCATGCTTGCCATCTGTGCGCGTGGCATCATAATCTAATAAATTATATTGGTTAATGGTGTTCTGTCTGTGATACGGTTTTAAATCACCCATACTATCCCCCTAATAAAAAACTATGTACCTTGATTATAGATACATAGGATAGGGGCTTTTTACGGTTATTTAGACAATGGTATGTGTTTATAAGTTGAAACAAAATACTTATCAAACCATTTATTGATGTAAGAGTAAGCTGGGCTAGGACTTAGATATAAAATTTTATGACACGCGCCAATGACATTGATATTTTCAAATACATAAACCTCTTTTATTACTTTCAACAATTTTTTATCTGATTTTCTGATATATTCATCCGTTACACTTTTCAGATTAACTAAAAAAGCTGATTGTTCAATGTTATTTTCTAAAAAAGCCTCATGTATCTTTTGTTCGAGTATTGTTCTTTGTGGGTTTTTCTTATCTCTCAAAAAATACCACTTGAGCCAATTGATTTCTCTACGATGTATAACCGATAGGCGCTCTATTTTCTTTTTAGTCATCTGCTACCTTTATAAATTGTACACTTTTAATAAATTTAGGATTTAATAAAATATCTCTATCTTCCCCTAAAATAACTGTATGCCCATTATTCATTTGAGATATAATTTTATCTCTAATATTTTCTAATTTGACATCATCTTGATGAAATACCTGCGCTTTAAATCCATCACACTTGACATAAACTTTAATCATACAAACCTCCTATGTCATCATAACTTGAATATATTATATTTTCAGCACAATCGTCACAAAACAAACCTTGTACTAACTCATGCACCATCTCATGACAATAAAAACATTCTTGAGAATATAAAGTCATGTCTTCCACTCCTCAATGTCAAACACTAGCCTATAATGCCCCTTTTCTTCACTCAAACCACCATAGACAAATGACAGCTTTTTAATAACCTTGTGATTATCATCTGTCCAAATACCTGCATCAGTCATGCCATCAATAATAGCTTTTACTGTCGGATATAAATTGGGTGGGTCTAGCTTTGACTTGGTAGGGCTGTAAATTGTAACTGTAACCTCACAAGGAATTGAGGAGCTAAAAGCAGCCCTCTTTTTATCCTTTGTTGCCAAAGTGTGCCAATAAGCAAAAACTCTAATACGCTTGGTTATTTTGGCTTTATCAACATTATGAAATCTATCATTGCTATTAACAACCATATTTAGAGCTTTTAACTTTGTGTTGCGTGGCAGAGAAAACTCAAATTTCATTCAATGCTCCTGATTTGGTTTTTAGCCAAATCAAATACCTTTATTGCATACTCGAAACCAGTTATAAAGAAATCTTGGTATGTTTTTTCTTCTCCTTGTGGCATCTGATGATACTCAAGGCGCATCTCCTTAGCTGCTTGTGTATAGGCATTTTCCAAAAAGTTTATACTTCTTAACATTTCCTTTTTTTCACGCTCAAGGCGTTTTTTCTTTTGTCGTTTATTCATTTTTTAATTCCTCCTTCGGCGGCTCTGGCAATGCCATCCAATAGATAACATCCTCATCAATATTTTCAAATCCTACACCATATGGTCCAAAATCATCCCAAGTGTCAATGTTAATACGACCATTAGCATAGACCAATACCTGCTCCCCAATGTCTGGTGTTTGACTATCCCACATAAAATCGTAGTCTGAATATAGTTCTTTTTCTTCATTAGTTAGCACTCTGGTTGTTAATTTATTCCATTTCATTTTCAAACTCCTCTGATTTAGCAATTCCGTAGATTACAACATTCATTTTTTACCTCTCCTAATAATTATTTCAAATGGATAATCAACTAAGTTAGTTGTCATTCCAAAACTAACCTCTTTCAGGTTTTCTTTTCTGACAAGCTCAACCACACTCTCAACAATCTTCTTACCTGTTAAAAGTTGCATCTCAACTGCATTGGCATCATTATTCATTAGTTACCTCTCTAGTAAGATGTTCTTCACCCTCTTAAATTCATCTTGGGATAACTGTAATGTATTGCTCCCATCTAGGAATGGTGTCTTAACTTCTAAAATGTTGAAATCATACGATAACCTCGTAATTTCATCCACTGCTAAAGCAACTGTCCACTCAGCACCACCGCTTAGGTAAGTTACCTTGATAAATTCATGTTTCATTTTCAACTACCTCTTTCTGTCAAATAATCTGGGGCATCATCGCCAATATTGATACTGTCATATTGCTCTTTTGTCACAAGAAACTTACCATAAGCTCCTATAGTAACTGTGTGATGACCGTTAACAACTGATTTATCTGTTACTGTACCAATAAGATTGCCACCAGCATTATCCACTTGATAGATGATAACTGGCTTTCTTTTCTCAAGCTCATGTACCCGGTTTTGTAAATCCATAATTAGATAAGAGCTTACAACAAAGGTACCTACCAATATGAGCGATAAAAATTTTACAGCATCTTTCATCTTACGCCCCTATCAATATTTTAATAGCAGTATAAATCAAACCAATAGCATAGGCATCAGCAATAAACCAAGCTATAGTAGCAGATTTATCCTCTTTGTAAGTTTTGCTACTTGTAACAAAAATCAGAATGGCAAGGAGTAAGCAAGCGCTGATGACCATAAGTTTTAGAAATCCATCCATGCTAATACCTCAAATAGTTTACTTTATAAAGTTCAGAGTTTCTACCTAATTTACCTCTGAAACGTTCAGCCTCTTTCTTTGTTTTGAATTCATGCTTTTCATATTTGATGGTATCTCCACGCCCTTTAATTGGTATCTGTACTACCCAACACATGCTATTTACCACCTAACTTTTCAGCTGCTACTGGGTTTTTAGTTTCTTTAGTCATTGTTATTTCCTCCAAATTTTAAGCTAATACTGTAATGTGTTTTTGGTCTGCTAGTTGCTCTTTTAGATAGGCTGCAATGTTCCCTACTGCATCAGCCACCCAACGCTTACCATCTGCCTCAAATAAAGCCATATTTGCTTGCTTATCAATCCTAAAGACAAATAGGCTTGCTGGTTGTTCAACCTCGCTAAATGTACGATATGGGCGCAAAGTAACTGGGTTTGGCGCTTTACCTTTAGCAAGACTTGCTACACCTGTTTTTACAGTTGCCACTTGAGATACCCCATTATCTTCAATTTCAGCACCATTCTCAATTTTCAATGCGCTAGCAAACTCTAGTAATGTTCCACGGTCATTGTCATCAATAAAGTTTGATTGCAACATGATATTAAATTGTTCTGATGATAGGAAACGCCCAAAAGACAACTCTGGAATGCGTGCTTTGACAGCGACAAGCAATGTACGATGTTCTAATTCATCATTTTCCGACCATACACAAACTTCATCGTTTTTCTCAACTGAAACAATCAAGCGTTGCTTTTTCAAATCGTTTAGGTCTGTCTTTAGGTAATCAACAAGACTTGTCAATGTTGATAGCTCAAGTGTTCTTGGATAGCGCTTAGGGTCAAGCTCTTTTAGGTTGAATTTGTTAGCATCGTAATACTCTGTACCATCTGCTGCTGTTAGAATTTCCAAACCATGCTCATTTAGTTCTACTGCGTATTCCAATGCTGCTTTAAGATTTTCTGTTGTCATATTATTTACCTACTTTCTTTTTATTAAAATCAATAATGTCTGGTTGTGGTGTTTCTTGCTCAACTTCATCTACCGATTGTCCAATGTCTGTAAGGATTTCTCCGTTTTCATCAAAATACATTTGACCAGGTACTGTACTTTTTAATTCGTTAGCATGCACTTGCCCTGTATCTAAATCACGACCAACAAGAATTGTAGTAGCTACTCCATTTTGTGGGGCAAGCTTTGATTTTACCTCCATAGTCGTATCTACTACTGTACGTTCTTCATTAGAGGACATAGTAAGCGTGACTGTTATTTTTCGTTTTGCTTTAGCCTCTGTGTTGAGGTCTAAGATGTTATCAAAGACTTTCTCAAGCTCATTATCTAGCTTTTCTTGTAGCCCACCCTCTGCGATATGGGATAGGTCAAGCCCAATTAGTTTCTTTTCCATGATGTTCCTCCACTATTTCAAAAGATTTTGCAACTTATGCAATTTTTCTTGACTTTCAAGTAATTCTGTATACGTTTCTGCATTTAGAATGACATAGCCAGCCAAATCACTGCCAATAGGTAACTTATCATTTGGAAATAACTCAATTTGCCCCGGTAAGTCATCAATTGCAATCCCTTCAAAAGACTGTTGCTCTGTTTCCTTTTTCTTCTTAGTAAAAGTATTTGTGATAACTTCAATTTCTGTGTCATCACTTAAAAATACAGAAACATGAGTATTCAAAGCCTCAGCGAAAGCATCAATTTCCTCTAATGTTGGAGACGTAACATTTCTTTCAATATCACTTACTCTATTTTGAGAAATACCAACCATTGGGGCTATATCGTATTGAGTAAGTCCAGCATCTTTGCGAATGTTTCGCATTTTTATGCCATCAAATACTTTCATTTGTAAACCTCCCCACCATTTGTGTACCATTTGTTGACAATCACATGCCTTGCAATCTCACATTGTATTTGTGGATGTTGGTAATGAGATACCTTTGCTTTGTGCTTTTTGATAGCCTGCAAAGCATAAATTGTAATCATGCCTGCCCATGTAATAGATATGAGAACAGTAAGTGTCATAATAAGCTCAATTTTTGTCATTTTTTTCTGTGTCCTTTTCAAATTGGTTTAATACAGTCTGAAATATATCTAAAAGTAACTTTTGAGGTATATTAGACCGCTCATTGTATGATTTTGAGAAATTACCCCATTCAACCTCTGCTGGATTTATTTCATTATTAAGATTTAGAAAAAGGTTACTTGCAAATTTTGTAGGTTTTTGCAAAGGGTAATCATAGTTGTTGTATCGTGTTGGGTTTTTATAAGGTAAATGAAACCCTATAATTTGCTCAATGTATTTCCACAAGCGCCCTGTAGCTGGATTTTCGATTATCCAATATTTTGGCTGATAACGTTTAATGATTCCAATAGTGTTAAACGCACATAGCTCTCCATTAACACGTTTCATAAACTGCCTATCATACTGATAGTTGTGGTAAGCATCTTCATAATCTTTACTCGTTCTGATTGTAAACATGCTAGGGGGAATTTGAGGTTCAAACAAGCTATCTGATAAATCTTCCTGTTTCCAACAAGCATTGCCATTTGCAATTGCACTAGCATTTGACCAACTTTCACAAGGTGGGCTAGCTATTATTAAATCTGGATGGGGTAGCTCGTCAAGTGTATCAAATAGCTTGTTATCACCAAATAACCGTGAATAATCAGCAAGATTGAGGGGGATAAAATGATTGTTCTTATTTTCTATGTCAATACCTATGGGATATACTTCAATCTTCGCCCCCCCTGAACTATTTATGGTGTTGATAGCCTTAGTATATGAGCCATTACCACTATCAAACAGCGCCCATACTATCATTTTCTACACACTGTCACCCTCTCATCTTGTTTCTAATAGTGAAAGAGTGTTTTGGTGGTGCATCCTCAAAGACATCTTGAAACTCTTTATTGATTTTACGGATATTGAAAGGCTCGTAAGCGTGGAAATAATATCCATGCTCATCAAGTTCACCCTCAAAACCAGTTGCCCAACTCAAAAATACTGGCTGTCTGCACGTTGGGCAAGTAACAGCTTTTCTATGCGGTGCTGTTTTTAAAATCTTACAAAATCCACAATATGGACATTGTAAATCAACTTTTACTCTCTTCATCTGATTACTCCTGTACTATTTCTTTCAACATTGCCTTTAACTGTTTGTATCGTTCTGATTGTTTTAACAACTCGTCATACACTGACTTATCAATAACAACTTTTTCGCTATTTCCAATAAAATCATGATATTCAAAACCCATTTCTTGTAAAATGTTCATAATTGCAGTTAATTTTACAAGACTAATTTTTATCTCCCCGCGTTCCCAGCGTTGATAAGTCCTTATATTTACACCTAAAGCCTTTGAAAATTCTGCTTGAGTTTTCTTTTTTTGACTTTCTAAATACCTGTAATTTTTCATGAAATTCCATCTCAATACTCCTGTTTTAGAAAGGTAAATCTGAATCATCAATATCCATAGGATTTGTAGTCTGCCCTTGGAAAAATGAGCCTTGTTGTGATTGACTATCAAATGGTGATTGATAGCCACCTTGGTTGTTTCCATTTTGGAAATTACCACCTTGATTGCTGTAGTTTTGTTGTTGACCTCCAAAGTTTCCTTTGCTTTGGCTGTTTGGCTGCTGGTTATAATTACCTTGATTATTGTTATTTCTGCTTTGATTGTTCTGTGGGGCGTAACCATTGATAGCGGTAATAACTACTTGTGGATATTTGTTCCCATCATGTTCATTTAGTCTGTAATATCCAGAAACGGTTACTAAATTTCCAGAGTTATCATAGAGAATATCCCCTAACTCTCCAAATGCAATAACACCAATATAGCCACTTTTATAATTTCCATTTTCATCCTTACCGTTGTTAAAACTCATGGATGCTGTGCAATAGTTAATTTCTTTGCGGTTATAGTCGCTGTTGAAATTGACGTAACCCCTATTAGTAATCTCCATCTTGCACCTCCAAAATATCAACATCAGTAATAGTTGGATCATCCAACATAAAATCATCCTCGATTGATTTATGTGCAATTATTGCTGCCATATATGGATTATTAGCCATTACTTCCATTCCAAGGTCAAGTTGTTTCTCTGGATAATCATCAATAACGCCACATACGTAATATTTTTTTAATTCACCATCATACTTTTTCATCTTCCCTCTCCTTTAAATCAGCAGCTTTAACAAATACACCATCTACCATTTTTCCTTGACGGTCTTTGATTTCATTCCATGCCAATTCAAGGCATTCTGTCAATGTCAAATCAAATTTCTTTGCTACAAACATTAGATAAATAGCAATATTACGGATGCTTAATTGAATTCGACTACGTGAGTTAATACGACTTAAACGTGTTGAAATATCAATCAAACTGTTAGCAATCAATCCGATTTCTTTTGCGATGTGCAAGTAAAGCACTTCTACTGACCACTCATCCAAGTAATAATAATTGTGTTGCCCATTTTCATCTGGATTAATAGTTAGAGAGATTTTAGATAACTCCATTTGTTGGGCTAAAATAGTTAAAACAACCACCATATCCCCAATACTATCAGCTACCTTTTCCTTATCCTTGCGTACTGTTGCATCGTTAAGCTCTCCCCATTCTTCATTGAGTTTGAGCATTTGAGATAATGGGCTCGCCTTATCAATCTCTTTTGCTGATGACCAGCCTTTTACATTTTCAATTAATTCATTAAATGTCATTAGATACCTCCTAAAGTTTCAAAACTAATAAAGTTATCCTCAAGATATTCTTTGAGTTGGTCTAGTTGCGGCTTACCTCCATGCAAAGTCAATAGCATTGTGACTTTCATTGGCTCGCTAGGCTCAAATTTTGGTACTTCTGGTGCTGTATTTTGTGCTTGAGGTGTAATCGGTGTACTTTCCAAAATCTCGCCTGTATCAGCATCATATGCCTTGATATTTGAGTTGGCTTGTTCTTGTGCCATACGTTCAATTTCTGCTTTGCGCTCTGCCTCTGCTTTAGCTTGAGCCTCTTGTTGCTCTTTGTGTAAAGCAATAGCATCTCGGTCACTTTTCATGATTTTCAAAACATCTACTAGTGATTTACCATCTTCAAGGTCTCTAATATAGCCATCTGCTAGCAAGTTGTATTCTTGAGCGTGTTCTCGGATAGCTTGCTTATTAGCTTTGTACTGCTCAAGTGCATCAAATTCAGCAAGTACCAACTTATCCATCTCATCAAGAGTATCTTTCTTCAACTCAAATTTTCCAGATTTGAATTTATCTGATTTTGCATAGTTATCATACTTGCTTTCAAAAAGTGATTTTTCCAGCCCAGCCACCATACACTTGTCTTCAAAGGTTGCACGGACAACATCTAAACGCAACATTCTCTTATGTTCATCAACAGCGTTAATCCCTACTGTCATGATTTTTGTGACATCCTCAATTGGTTTAATAACCTTTTCTTTTAGCCAGATTTCCGTATCTTTTACTGGCTCATTAGCCATACGATTTAAATCTTTACGCTGGTTGTCAAGCCCTTGTATTAGCTTATTAAAACGTGTACGTTCATCATAAACTGATTTGTAATTTTCTGCAGTCACCTCTCGACCGCTATACTGTGCAACAGCGGCGGCTACTTGTGCCTCAATAGCCTCACGGTCAATGTTAATTACTGCTGGTTGAAAATCTACCTTGATTTCTGTCAAGGTGCTATTGGTTACATCTTTTGTCATTCTTTTTATGCTCCTTGTTTTGCGTATGCTTTTTGAATTTGTCCGTTGAGATATTCCATCACTAAGTTATAACCGTCAACTGGTACTTGATGGAAATCTTGAATTTGGTATTTACTCAATACAAAACTTGCGACGGTATCAAATGGTGCACCTTTAACTGTCGCAAATTCTTGAATAGATTTGTAAATCTCTTGGTACTGAATGTTGTCAATATATCTGACTTGATTTTGTTGCTGTGCCTGTTGGTTGTTTGGCTGCTGTTGCTGGTTAGCTTGATTTTGTTTTGATGGCTGTTTCTTACCTTGATTTTTATTGTTTTGTTGTTGATACTCATCACTATCAGCATCTTTATTATCATCAATCAAGAAAAGACCGCTTAAAGCATATTTTCTAGCATAACTTGATGCTGCACCAGTAATCTGTGAACCATCCATACCCTTTTTATTTTCTTCTTCTCTTGCTCTTGCTTTAACTGTGATTTCTTCATCAGTTTCAACATCTGCAAAAACAATAGTAGCTACAAGGTAATAGCGTTCTCCGATATGCTCAATGTAATCATCTTTACAGTAGCAAATGGTATTATTATCAACTAGCAATGGTTTCAGAGCCTCCATAATATCCTCAGCGTTACGATAGCTGAACTTACCAAAGTTGTTATATTGTCCTTTGGGAGCTTTTAAGTCTCGCTGGATATTCAGCAACTTTTTTCTTAGTGTTTCTGCCATGCTATTTACCCTCCAAGTTTGCTAAAAGGTACATCCCATTGGTAATTATCAAATTTTTCGTTCACAATATCTTTGATGACATTACCTTTTGAAATTTCAATCTCTTGTGTAAATTCATAGCCTTGTTCAAAAGTGAAAATTTTAATATCAACATCAAATTGTTTTGAAATATCTTGATAATTATCTGGAATTGCAGCCCAAGCTTGCTTAAAATTACCTAACTCAACAATTAAGAAATCATCATCTAACCAAAGCTCAAGTGAATTACTTTCAATAAACGCACGCCTTGTGCCTTTGATGTAAAAATATGATTGAGTAGTATTTAATTTTATTAACTCGCCATCATATTCCTCCTCTACCGTAACAGTTTCATCAACTAGCATGTGTTTCAATGCTGATGCAATATTTTCTGCTCTACCTCTTAATTTAATAGTTCCCTCTGCCCAATTTGGCATATTTCTTTCCTCCTTGTTGAAAACTCTGTAAATCCCTTATTATCTATAAGGATGAGTTTGTTGTTTTTTAGTAATTATTATTAGTTAGTGCCGTTAGGCTTAGATTGTTTAATATTAGTACTTGTTGTATAGTTAGTATTTATTAGTGGTGGGTTTTCCAACTTTTGGATTTTCCATAAAATGGTTTTTCAGTAAAAAGGGTTTTCCAACTTTTGGATTTTCCATAAAATGGTTTTTCAGTAAAAAGGGTTTACTCTTTTTCAGTTGTGGATAACTCTTTTTCTAACCTATCCTTGATATACTCAAAATAGCTATCTGTGATAGGGGTATCTTGAGCAAATACAAAAGTTTGTACACCGTGTTTCCCATCACTTTTTTTAACAACTCGTATATAACCTGTATTCTGTAACTCTCGGTATGCTTTTCTGTGGGCATCCCTACCATTGGTTGACCTTTTTTCAAGTTCGCCAACATAGATACGCCAGTCTGATTTATTGGCTAGTATCGTTGCAAGCAATCCCTTTGCCTGCAAGCTCAACCTATCATCTTGCAAAAAAGCATTGTTCATTGAGGTATAGTTCTCATGCGTATTTCTGAAAGATATATTGCATTATGCTAGTAACCTCCAATTCTCTTTGACCCATTCACGAACGGCATCCCTTGGATAGCGTGGGTGTTTACCTCTTTCAGCAATTTTTGGAAAACCTGGCAAGTTGGTCACTTCTTGGAACTTATCATCGTTGTAAATCCCCAGCAACTTCTTGCACTGTTTGCCATTGAGTACCAATGGTAGTGCCATTTCAATATCAAATACCTCAAACACTTCTATCAACCGTGCTTTGAGCTGACTTATAAATCGTGAAATGAGGCTTTCAGCAATGTCATCCATAATGTCCCTTTCTAGCCATAGCCAAAACCATAAGCGTATCATATAGACTAAGCCCGACTAGGCTGTTAATCAATACCTCGCTTAATGGGTGAAACTTCCGTTGCCAATTTGCTAATAAAAGTTCTTGAATATCATCTAAATCATTCATTTTTATGGTATAATTGAGTAAATAATTTTTAGCAAGTACCTTACGGGTTGCCGCCCTAGGTGCTTTTTTTGATTCACTCAAAAACAGCCTCCTACCTAATTTTCTTTCATATTTTCCAAGATTCTTTCTTCAGCTACCAATCGTTCCTCATATAGTTTAAGAAATAGATTTTTAAATTCATTATAAATTTCTAATGAATGTTCGAACTCATCATCATCTAAATCCTTAATTATTGATGCTCCCATAATCGCTAACGATAGGCCTCTAAGCAATTCTTGAACAGAAGATATATAGATCTTATGATGTACATAATTTTCAATTCCGCTTGAAAATCTACGTCTTGTATAGATATCATTTGGAACACTCAAGCCAAGACGTATCTCTTCTTTAGATGGTAAATCTGTAATTTGAGAAGAAAAACTACGACTTAGCAACTTAGAAATATTTGGAAATTGTTTGTTAACTTTCTCTATGTCAGAATGTGTAATATGAACATCTCTGTAATCTTTCTTTTTCCTTGGAAGAGTATTTCTAGCAATCGCATCGGCAATCATCAACTCTAACTCCGTTCTTGAAATGGTAATTGTTTCCTCCATCATTAACCTCCTACCTAATCTTAAAATCTTCAATCACACGAGCAATGAAACGATTTGCCTGTGGATTTTTTAGTTTGCCATTTAAAATATTTGTGACATCCTGACGCACCATTCCATACTGGACAGCAAGCGTCGTTAACGTAATGTTGTTTTCATTCAGAAAATCTAAAATTTTTTGCCGTCCATTATTTGTATCTGGCATAATTTATCCCCCTTCTTTTAAAATGTAAGTGAAAGAGTTAGAAATGTTTTTATAAAACACTTGACTTATTTTAGAATTAGATCTAAAATAAAAACATAATAAAAACAACGTTTAGAACTCTTCTAATCATTTAAAAATACAGTTTGGCGACCGTGTTATATTTAATTTTTAGAATGTTTTTGACTTCGTTTTTTTTAACTCAATCATCTTACAAAAACTATTTTAGACTTAATTCTAAAATTTGTCAACACTTTTTGAATTAAATCTAAATATTTTTTGTCAATCTCTTAGAAAGGTTGATAATACAATGTTTTCAACATTTGAAAAAATAAAGGAATTATGCAAAAAGAAAGGGATTTCTCTAAATCAACTTGAAGATAAACTAGGTTTTAGTCAAAATTATATTTACAGTATGAAAAAGGGAAATCCTAAAGTAGAGAATTTGCAAAAAATCGCCGACTATTTCGGTGTTTCCACTGATTATCTACTTGGTAGAACAAACAACCCAAAGATTGCAACGGATGAGACTGCAATTGTAAATGGTCAAGTCATCGACTTGAGGAAAGCAGCGGCGAATACTATGTTATTTGATGGTAAGCCACTAAATGATGATGATATAGATTTCATCACTGCTGTACTAACTGCCCATTTCAAAAACAAACAAAAGGACTGATTATCTATGACACTTGACGAACTCTGTGAAGAGTTTGGTGTTGAACTGTGTCTATTTGATGCCTCAAACTGGCATAGTTCAGGTTTTTACAATCCAGACACCAAAGTTCTAGCGGTTGATATAAATCTATCCGAACTAGAACAAAAGCAAGTTGCCCTACATGAGTTAGGGCATAAAGAACATTTTCCTAGCCAATATCGGATTTTTAGGGAACGATGTGAATTAGACGCAAATAGAAATATGATACATCACCTCATGAAAGAAGAGTTGGCACTTACGGAAGACCGCACACAGTTCAATTACCTGGTTTTTATGGAGAAATACAAACTAAAAACCATGGCTGACGAGGCTATGGTCAAAGAAGAGTTTTATAATTTAGCGGATATAATTTAACAATAATGTGCAATTGCTTGAAACACATTAAAAGCTAGTAAGAAAGGAAATGTTATGAAAAAGAAACATTTTATTATTTTAGGTACAGCTGTACTTTTAGGAACAGCTTCTATTGCCCATGTTGATATTCCTTTTTCGCAACCACAAGCGGTTGTTTATGCAGCGACTAAAGAACAAAAGAATGCTGTTCGTTCTGCTAAAAGCTACGCTAAAACGATGCACATGTCTAAGCAAGGCATCTATGATCAATTGACATCAGAATTTGATAAATTTTCTGAAGAGGATGCTCAATATGCTGTTGATAACATTAAAGTTAACTATAAAAAGAATGCTTTGAAGTCAGCTAAAAGTTATTCTAAGACCATGCATATGTCTAAGCAAGGCATCTACGACCAACTTATTTCGGATGCTGGTGATAAATTTACCGAAGAAGAAGCTCAGTACGCTGTTGACAAACTAAAGGTTGACTATAAAAAGAATGCCCTAAAATCAGCTAAAAGTTATCAAAAAAATATGGCTATGTCTACAGATGCCATTTACGATCAACTAATTTCTGAATATGGTGATAAATTTACCGAAGAAGAAGCACAATATGCTGTGGATAATTTAGACAAGTAAAGTTTTTCAATTATAAAAAAATCCCCACACTCTCCATCGCCAAACTTTGAGTGTGAGGTATCTCGTGTAAGAAACAGCCATTAAATGGGCGGTTTTCTTGTACCCATTTTATCAAAAGAAAGGGGTAAAATCAATATGGCATATTTTAGAAAAAGAGAAAATGGCTGGGAATACCGTATCTCATATAAAGCCCCAGACGGCTCATATAAGCAAAAATCCAAGTCTGGGTATAGAACTAAAGCTGAGGCAGTTCAAGCAGCTTCACAAGCCGAAATAGAGCTATCAGAAGGTGTTATAGAAGATAAGAGTATCACACTTGCTGAATACTTTGAGAAATGGTACAAAATCCATCGTGCTCCTGCGATTTCTGTCGGAACTATTAAACACTATGAAACTGCTACTTCTGCTATTATAAAATATTTTGCTAAAGCTAAATTGATTGATATCACCCCATCTACTTACCAAGCCACTCTAAATGAAATGGGGAAACATTACCAGAAATCAACACTCAGACTTATCCACACCAAGATTAAATCCTGTGCAAAATATGCAGTAATGGATAGATTGATAAAAGTAAACTTTGCTGACCTTGCAAAAGTTACATCTGAGGTAGAACCCAATCCCCTTGAAAAGAAATTCTTGACCCAAACCGAGTACCTAAACCTTATCAAGTACACTAAGGAAAATCCCTACCAGTACCGACAATTACAAATCTACCTTTTGGCAGTAACTGGGATGCGTGTTGGTGAGTCATTAGGTTTAACATGGGATGATATAGATTTCAAAAATCATCAGGTAAGCATCAATAAAACATGGGATATCTATTCTAAAAACGGGTTTGCTCCAACAAAAAATCAACAATCTATCAGGACAGTGCCGATTGATAATGGTACAATAGAGCTACTACAAGATTATAAAGCCACTCATTGGCAACCAAATGAATTTAATCGTCTGTTTCCAACCAAAACACAAACCTATTTAAACTCACGTTTAAAGACACTTGTTGGGCGACCTGTCCACATCCACTCATTGCGACATACCTATGTTAGTTATTTGCTAGCAAACGGCATTGAAGTTTTAACCATTTCAAAACTGATAGGACACAAAGACCCAACCGTTACACTGAATACCTATTCGCACCTACTAGCAGAAAAAGAGATGCTCGATTTTGACAAAATCAAAACACTTTTCTAA